AGTTCGCGCGCCCGGCGAAGCGGGCACGGTAAGCGTTACGGCTCCCAGACACCGAGGCTGTGGACTCCTCCGCTGCGCAAGCTGACGCCGGAGTCGTCGCTGGGATTCGAGGTCATCGAGTTCGCGGACTGGATGCGGGACCGGCTGGAGGAGTTGGACCGCAACCGCGCGGCGGACGACGACACGAATTATCTGAAGTTGCTTCCGCGGCTCCTGGAGTGGCAGCGGTGGCTGCTGATTCATGCTCTGGAGTTGCTGGACGAGCCGGGCGGTGTGTTCCGGTTCCGCACGGTGCTGCTGATGGTGGCCCGGCAGAACGGCAAGTCGACGATCCTCACGGTGCTGATCCTGTGGAGGCTCTTTCAGGACGGCGCCGACATGGTGTTGGAGACGCACGCGACGATCGAGCACGCGCAGAAGGCGTGGGCGGCGGCGGTCGCCGTCGTGGAGGCGATCCCCGAGCTCTCGGACGAGATCGCGAAGCTGACGACCGGCAAGAGCTCGACGCTGCTCATGCTCGACGGCGGCGAGACGTTCAAGATCGCGTCATCGAACCGTCGCGGCGGCCGTGGGTTCTCCGGCGACCTCGTGATCTTCGACGAGATGCGCGAGCTACAGGACTGGGAGGCGTGGGCGGCGACTTCGTCCACGAACGTCGCCAGACGACGCGGCCAGGTCTGGGGCGTGACAAACGCCGGCGACGACAAGTCCGTCGTGCTCAACGCGGTCCGTAAGGCCGCTATCGCTGCCATCAACGGAGAAGTGCCTGACGGGATGCCGGACGAGCTGGCTGAGGACTTCGACCTCGACACGATCGCTCTCTTCGAGTGGTCCGCCGGAACGGTTGATGGCACGGAGGGCGGCCCCCAGCGCAGCATCTGGGACCGCGACGGCTGGGCCGAGGCGAACCCGTCTCTGGGATACACCGAGCTCGACGAGCGCGCGCTGGCAGACAAGGCGGCGCACTTCCCCGAGTGGAAGTTCCGCACCGAGTACATGTGCGAGTTCGTCAACACGGCGGGCGCCGGGCCGTTCCCGAATGGCGCGTGGGCGCGCTGCCTCGATCGGCGAGACGACCGCGTTGCGCGCGGCGTCACGATCGACCTGCAGCAGCCGGCCGCGTACTGCGTGGACATGTCGCATGACCGGTCGAAGACCCACATCGCGCTCGCGTTCTGGGACACCGAAGGCCGCATCCGCGTGCAGGTGGTCGCCTCCCGGGCCGGGAGCGACTGGGTGGTCCCGTGGCTCCTGAGCAAGGAGCGAATCGTCGCCGCCGACCGGGTGACCATGCAGACCAAGGGCGCCCCGGTCACGTCACTCCTCGAGGAGTTCACCGACGCCGGGCTGGATGTGACCCCGTGGGAGGGCCAGAAGCTCACCGCGTGGCACGGCGTCTTCTACGACCTCGTGCGCTCCTCGGCCGACGACGGCGACGTGCCGGCGAAGCTCACGCACGGCAAGCAGGGCGACCTCGACCTGGCCGCACTGTCGGCCGTGGTGAAGGCGCTCGGCGAGGGCTGGGCGATCGACCGCCGCAACTCCCCGGGCGACGCATCCCCGCTCGTCGCGGCGGTCGGAGCGGTCGGCCTACTGAGTTCGAGCCCGCGGCGCTTCCGCTCCGCGTACGAGACGCACGACCTGATGGTCGTCTGACCCCTGAGAGAAGACCCAATGCGATCGTTCAACCGAGTCATCCAGCGTCGCCGGGTGGTGGTGAACCTCACCGACGGCTCGTCGATCGACGGGATCTTCTACCGGCAGGACGGGCCGCTCCTCGTGATCAAGAACGCGACGTACCTCGAGCCCCGTCATGAGGCCGTGCCGCTCGACGGCGACACCGTCGTCGAGCGGGATCGCGTCCTGTTCATCCAGGCGCCGTGAGGAGGACCGCATGGTTTTCGCTGTGACCAACGGCGCTCTACGCGCCATCGAGCGGCCCGTCTACCAGGCACCGACCGCCCTGCGAATCAGCGACGACCTCACGGAGGACTACGCGGCGATCTACCGCGCCCAGTCATCCGTGCGAACCGTCGTCGACTTCCTCGCCCGGAACGTTGGACAGCTGGCCCTGCACACGTTCCGCCGCATCAACGACACCGACCGTGAACGGCTTCGCGACCACCCGGTCGCGAAGATCCTCGCCGCGCCGAACCCCTACACGACGCAGTACCGGCTGATTCACAACCTCGTGAGCGATCTCGGCATCTACGATCGTGCGCTCTGGATGAAGGCTCGCGAGGGCAACCGGGATGTGCTCGTGCGCATCCCTCCTCGGCTCTGGTCGATCAAGGAGGACGAGAACTGGCTGCGGCCCGGCGCGTTCGTCGTTCGCGGGAACCGCGGCGAGGTCACTCTGCCGGCGTCGAGCTTCGTGTACTTCCGTGGGTACAACCCGGAGGACGAGCGGTACGGCCTCTCGTCGATCGAGTCCCTCAGGCGTGTGCTGGCCGAGGAGTATGCGGCGGGACAGATGCGCGAACAGGTGCTCCGCAACGGTGCACGCATGTCCGGTTACATCACGCGGCCGGCGGGCACCGATTGGAACGACGCCGCCCGGCGCCGCTTCCGCGAAGGGTGGCGTGCTCAGTACGCCGGATGGTCCGCCGAAGAGGGCGGTGGCACTCCGATCCTGGAAGACGGGATGACCTTCGAAGCGGCGTCGCAGAGCGCCGTCGACCTGCAGTACGTCGAGTCGCGGAAGCTGACCCGCGAAGAGGTCGCCGCGGCCTACTTCATCCCGCCGCCGATGGTCGGGATCCTCGACAACGCGTCGTTCTCGAACATCTCGGAGCAGCACAAGATGCTGTACCAGGACACGCTCGGGCCGCGCCTGATGGAACTGAAGCAGGAGATCGAGCTGCAGGTCGTGTCCGACTTCCCCGACAGCGAAGGCGTGTACGTCGAGTTCAATCTGGCGGAGAAGCTGCGCGGCAGTTTCGAGGAGCAGGCGGGCCAGCTTCAGACGTCGGTTGGTGCTCCCTTCCTGACGCGGAACGAGGCGCGCGCTCGCGCGAACCTGCCGCGGATCGAGGGTGGTGACGACCTGGTGGTGCCGCTGAACGTTCTCGTCGGCGGTCAGGCGTCGCCCACTGATTCCGCGCCGGACGGGACGCTCGCGAATCTGCGTCTGCCGACGAAGTCGCTCGGCGGCCCGGCCGTGCTCAGCAAGGCGCGGGTCGCGCCGTCGTATGTGGAGAAGGCGACCCGAGTTCTGGCGGACTTCTTCGCGCGGCAGGAGCGGTCGGTGCGATCGGCGATGGGCGCGAAGTCCGACTCGGAGTGGTGGGACGGTGAGCGCTGGGACGAGGAACTGACGGCCGCTCTCTACGCCGTGCAGACGTTGGTCACGGCGGAGGCCGGACGGAAGCAGTTGGTGTCGCTCGGTGTCGACCCGGACGAGTACGACGTTGACCGGACGCTGAACTACCTGGCGGTCGTCGCCGGGTCGACGGCGAGTTCGATCAACGCGGTGACGCATCAGCAGTTGCAGGATGCGCTCGCTGGCGACGACCCGAAGGACGGGGTCGCGGCCGTGTTCGAGAAGGCCAAGACGAGCCGTGCGGCCCAGGCCGGTCTGACGGTCGCGACGTCGATGTGCGGGTTCGCGTCGATCGAGGCGGCAACCCAGGTCAGCGCCGGTCGGACGGCGAGCAAGACGTGGGTCGTCACGTCGGCGAACCCGCGGCCGAGTCACGCGCAGATGGCAGGGGAGACGGTGCCGCTCGACGCGACGTTCAGCAACGGCGCCAAGTGGCCGGCCGACACGTCCGCGCTTGACGTGGACGAGGTCGCGGGATGCACCTGCGACGTCGAGATCAACTTCGAGTAGGAGAACGAGACATGCTCACCAAGTCATTCGGCGCTCGCCTGAAGGCGGTCGGAACCGACGACGACCTCGGGGAGGGGGTGTTCGAGGCGATCGTCTCGGTGTTCGGCAACGTCGACAGCTACGGCGACCGCGTCATCAAGGGCGCCTTCGAGAGCACCCTTGCCGACTGGGAGTCGTCCGGCGACCCGATCCCGGTCTATTGGTCACACCGCATGGACGACCCCGACTTCAACATCGGGCACGTGCTGGAAGCGGAGGAAACCGACGTGGGTCTGCGCGTGAAGGCGCAGATCGACCTGGAGTCGTCGAAGGCCCAGCAGGTCTATCGGCTGATGAAGGGTCGGCGGGTCACTCAGTTCTCCTTCGCGTACGACGTCGAGGAGTACCGCGTCGTGAAGGGTTCCGACGATGACGACTCGGTGTGGGAGCTCACGAAGCTGAAGCTGTACGAGGTCGGCCCGACGCCCATCGGCGCGAACCAGGAGACCGAGCTCCTCAGCGTGAAGGCGGCCGCGCACCACGCGGCGCGCCTCGGCGCCGACCTGAAGGCAGGCCGCGTCCTGTCCTCCAAAAACGAGAACGAATTGAGGGCGGCGTACGAGTCCATCGGACGCGTGCTATCCACCCTCGACACCGAAGACGACGGCAAGGCCAGCGGAAGCGAACCGGTCAAGGTCGACGAGCCCTCCGGGGCCAAGACCGATGAACCCACGCGCACACCGTCCGCTCTGACGCGTCTGCAGATCGAGCTCGCCGCCGGCGAGTTCGCAACTCTCTAACGAAAGGACGTCCCCATGGACCCCAAGGAGAAGATGCGGGCAGCGCTCAAGGCCGCCCGCGACATCGCTGCGAAGGCCGAGCAGGAAGGCCGCGACCTCAGCCTGGAGGAGGTGGCGCAGGCGTCCACGCACCTCAAGTCGTACCAGGAAGCGAAGGACGAGTTGGCGCGTGCGACCAGCAGCCAGCAGGTCAAGGACGCACTGGACTCGATCGGTCTCGACCTGGGCCTGGACCGCGCCGAGCCGCCGGCGCCGCCGACGGAGTTCGCGGGCGTGAAGAGCGGCAAGTCTATCGGCGCGCTGTTCGTCGAATCCGCCGAGTACAAGGGCCTGATGGCGCAGTTCGGCTCGGGTCGGATCGGCGAGAAGGCGCGGGTGCAGTCCGCACCGTTCGGCCTCAAGGGGCTGATCAACGGTGGCTCCGACATCTCGGCCGGTGCGTTCGTGCAGAACGACGCGACCGGCATCTATGAGCCGCTGGGGCGCCGCACTCTGACGATCCGCGATCTCGTCTCGAGGCGCACGACCTCGTCGGACACGGTCGAGTACGTCCGGCAGACGAAGCAGCTCAGCGACGCCGCGGTCGTCGCCGAGGCCACGACCGCGGCCGCCCCGACGACCGGAGCGGCACCCGGTGCACCGCTCACGCCGGCGGCCGGCGGCGGTTACAAGCCCGAGGGCGCCCTGGAGTTCGAGAAGGTCACCGCATCGGTCAAGACGATCGCCGAATGGGTGCCTGCCACGAAGCGCGGTCTGGCGGACGCCGCGCAGCTCCGCGGCCTGATCGACGACGAGCTCCGCGCCGACCTCGCCGAGCACGAGGAGGACCAGATCCTCAACGGCGACGGCACCGACGAGAACTTCACCGGCATCATGAACACCCCCGGGCTTCAGGTGCAGCAGTTCTCCAACACAGTCGCCGGGCTCAACCCGCTCCTGGAGACGACGCTGCGCGCGAAGACCAAGGTGCGGAGCATCGGACGGGCGACGCCCTCGGCGTACGTGTTCAACCCGGAGGACTGGGAGGAAATCCAGCTGGCACGGCTGGAGAAGAACCCGAACAACGAAGCGAACGCGGGTAGCACGCCGACGCTTCACGGGCTCCCGGTCGTCGAATCCGAGGCGATGGCCCCGGGCACCGGTGGAGTCGCGGACTGGCGCAAGGCGGTCATCTGGGACCGCCAGCAGGCCACGATCACCGCCACCGACTCGCACGCGGACTTCTTCATCCGCAACCTCGTCGCCGTGCTCGGCGAGGAGCGCCTGGCGTTCGGCGTCACCAGGCCCGCGGCGTTCGTACAGATCGAGCTGAAGTAGGCGACCGCTCATGGACAGGTGCGCGGTCTGCGGCGCCCCGCACGCAGCCTGCGGGCCGCGCACCACCGTCATCCCCGTAGATCAGCGATTCACACGAGAGGAACCAGCGATGGAGCTCCAGAAGTACCGAGTACGCGTCGGTAGAAGCCAGACGGAAACTGTCATGAAACTCACGGCCGAGCAGGCCAAGCGCATGGGCGGGACGCTCGTAGGCCTCGAACCGGCCACCGCGAAGGGGGCGGTGAAGGCTGCCCGGAAGCCTCGGAACACCGCGCACAAGCCGCGGAACGCCGCGGCGACGCCGCCTGAGAACAAGGCGCCCGAAGACCCCCCGGCGACGCCTCCGGCTTCGTGATGCACGGTCCTCTCGCGGAGGCCGAGGACATGCGGCGCAAGTCGCAGGGGGAGATCACGAAGGAGACGCACGAGTTCCTCGAGAAGGAGCTCGCGGCCGCGTCGGCGTTGATCCGGGACGAGGCGGGGTGGCACATCACCCCGCTCGCGTCCCTGATCTACCGCCGGCGCGGCCGGTTCTCGGAGTCGGTGTGGCTCCCCGCGATGCGGATCGACCGGATCACGAAGGCGATCGTCGACGGCATCGACGTGACGACCGATGCCGAGTTCGACCCGGACACCGGGTGGACGAACCTGCGCGGCGACCGCTGGCTCGTGGAGTACGTCGCAGGCTTCGACACCGTCCCGGACCTCCTGGTGTCGCTCACGTGCCAGATCGCGGCGCGCGCGCTCGGT